GGATAATGCCTTAATCGGTATTATTCCTATTTTATGATGAACACTATTGTACGCTTATATTATAATCTAAAGCTTGCTATATTTTTCACTTTCTCGTATTGTTGCTATATGCTGCACTATGAGTGCAGTTGTATAAACAAAATATGTTGATAGTGTCATTATATAAACAATTTATGGTTATTTGTAAAACTAATAATTATTAGTCACATGTTTCAACAGTTTTCTCATTCTTTAAAAATGAGATGATGGTCTTTGATTTCTCGACCTAAAATAAAAAATTGATATCACTCTTATTTATATGTAGTAATGTGTTAGGGTTGTTAACCCTTTCATACCTAATCTCAATTGAGCATGGTATTAAAAACATTACTTCATTGCATATTATATAACGTCTCGTATTCCAATACCCAGGAGTTTAAATAAAGAGGATAAAAATAAAATAGCCGCTCAATGAAAATTGAGTATGTTCGGCGATGTTGTTTATTATAATATTATTTCTGGTGACCTTGTCCGCCCTATTAGGGTTGTCACACCACTTGTAAAGAGTGATCCCTGCCGTAGCAGGGATAATGAAAGGATTTAATATTACTTAATTCAAAGTCTGGTACAGTTGAAATGCTGTCCGTTTGTCCTGATACTGAATAGGGATATCCTTGGGGGGAGAAATAAAACCCTTTTTACGAAACAGATACAATGAAACTATATAACACGATTAAAGCGTCAGCTCAAGGAGCCTTCCAAGAAAAAACTATTAAAGCGTTGGATATAGTATCAACTGATAATGTTGAACGTAGACAATTGAGAATTTTGTACGATGATTTGTCCAAGTTATTGTGCAATGATAAAAATTTATACAAACCAGCGGTCCATTTGGACCTTATTTTTGAGAAACAATCTTTAGATAGAGAGTCTCTCGATGCAATATTATTACAACTACGTGAATTTGCTAAAATCACGCAGGTAGACGATTACGTCTTAAAATTAATAGAGTCTAGTCTTATTATGACGGCTCAAATATATAAAGCACAGGATGTTACTGATGTCCTACTTTCACTTGCTGCTTTTATGCAGAGTGTGATACCGACATCAATCAGTAAAAGTGCGCATGATTTACTCACGCACTCTTTTACAAATTATTTTAGAGATTCTTTTGAAACTCAATCACTTGATTTAGATTTCATTGAAGGTCTTGTTAATCAGACCCGAGGTGGGCTAGATTTTATGGATATGTTGTGTGAAAGTCCCGTGCTCCAAAAATTACACAAATTCTTGATGTATTGTGTTTCCTTTTCAATATTAGATTTTATGAAAATAGATTTTGATTTTTTGGGATACACAAAATTTGAGGCAGAAGCAGTTAAAAGAGCGCACCAATCTAAGGGTGGATTCTTGTATTGCTTTGTTGATTCAACTTCTTTGTTCTTATCACAATTTATTAAGAGTGTGAAATCAGGTTCTTGGGAACCTTTTTATCATACACAGGGAAATTATGATGCTTTTCTTAATATGGCGTTGAGTCTCAAAATGCGTGAAAAGTATCTTGGTAATCCTGAACCTCATGGTTTTGATTTATTCTCCTTTAGAGAAGAATTGAGTGAATGTATCGCTCAGGGAACAGTTATCTGTAAAAATCTTTATGGTATAACAGATTTTGAAAAGAGAAGATTGAGAAGTTTATTGGCAGATTTACAAATGATCAAAGCTAATGATATAACTAGATTATCCGCTCAAAAAGATCGTAGTTCCCCTTTTGGAATTATGTTATCTGGTGGTTCTGGTTTAGGTAAATCAACAATCATAACCTATTTGTTTCAATATTATGCTAAATTACATAACTTGTCTAGTGCCAGTTCTTCAAAATACACACGAAACTGTGCTGAAAAACATTGGAATGGATTTTCATCCAGTCAATGGTGCATAGTTTTAGATGATATTGCAGCATTAAGTCCTTCCTTGGGAACAATGGATCCTTCACTTGCTGAGGTGATTTGCGTACTTAATAATGTAGCTTTTGTCCCTGAACAAGCTGCTTTGGAAGATAAAGGTCGAACACCAGTTCTAGCTAAATTAGTTATAGCAACTACTAATACCGATCACCTCAACGCGCATGCGTATTTTTCGTGTCCATTAGCTGTACAACGTCGTTTACCCTTTGTGGTTGACATCGTGGTTAAGGATGAATTTGCTAGTGCCAAAATGCTTGATGCTAACAAATTAACCAAAGAGCGAGGTAAATTCGCTAATTATTGGAAATTTACTGTGAACAAAGTAGTACCCAATGGTGAGAAAGCTAAGGGTCAAAAAGGGAAATTAGAGAGGATATTCTATACTGAAGATACTGCTGAATTCTTGGCATGGTTTGGTGAACAGACTATTTTTCATGAACAAAATCAAAATAATATTCGTGCTCAAGAAATAGAGACTAATGAAATTGATGTTTGTGTTACCTGTTTCAAACCCTCTTATGACTGTCAGTGTTATTATTGTGATATTTGTAACATACACAATGTATGTTGTGAATGTGGTGAAGATTTTGATGTAGAGGAAATAGATAATTTGGAAGAGCAAAGTTTGAATTATACTTTAATCGCAGAAAATTTGAATCGTAATAATTATTTTAGAGACTTTTGGAGTTTTATTTACTCTATTTGTCTCATACCTATATTTGCTATTTTGGCCATTCCATTATATTTAATGGGCCCAGTCTTCGGGTTTCTTAGTGGTGGTTGGCGTCGTTGGACAACAGCCATTTGGAATAGAATAAATCCACAAGGTTTATTCTTGAGATTCATTATGAGAAGATTGAATAACGCTTATCAAGCTAGAATTGCCCCGGCTGTAAGAAGTGTAGCTTTCTTTACCATTGTCAGTAGTTCGTTAGTTTTATGTGGTGTAATTACAAATAAATTATTAACCAGAAAATTGGAATGTGATTGTTGTGATACCAAATACAGCATTAAAGCGAAGCGTGATAAATGTGGTCTGTTAAGATCTAAGGCTTTTAAAGAAAAAGGAGAATGTATATCTTTAACAAGAAAATATGAAGAAAACGATTCTCCATGTGATGACATTTCCATTTCATCTTATGAGGAGAATGATAATATAGAGATAGCAGAATCCTTAATTATGAGTGATCGTCCACCTTTTTATCCAAGACCTAATAGTCCACACATATATGTGGGCATGGAAGGTTCATTGGAGGAACAAGCAGGTTATATGCCAGCTCCCGATGCTGTAGAAAAACCTAACGTTTGGTATAATGATTCTTATGAGGTTACTAATTTCGATGTATCACATACAACACTATGCTTAAAAAAAGAAAGCAAAGAAAACATTAGAAATATATTGAGAAAAAATTGTTTTAGAGCTGAGATTAAGATACCGGGTAATGCTGAAGGGCAAAAAACTGGTATTTTTGGTATTTGTGGACAATTATATGTCATGAATAAACATGCTTTACCTCCAGGTGATATGTGGTATTTCAAAGTTTTGCGCGAAAAGTCTCTTCAAGGAGTGAACGCTAATAAAGAAATGTTAATCAATCGCAGTCAAACCTTTGTAATACCAGAAACTGATAATTGTTTTATATGGATAAAAGCTCTGCCACCAATTAAAGATGTGAGGGCCTTGTTTCCGAAAGCAACTTTTGATGGAAAGTACATAGGTGAGTATGTCGGGTACAATAATGACATGAGTCCTTTGGATATAGTAGTAACTAATATAACAAAGACATCATATAAATGGACTGATATACCTACAAAAATGTATTTTGGTTTTAGTAAAGATTTGACTGTTAAAGGTCAGTGTGGAGCTATTTTATGGGCTATGACACCTATGGGTCCAGTTGCTTTAGGAATACATGCTTTGGGAAATCCAGATTGTGTGGTATTAGCTAATCCTATATCTATTGAAGCTATAGAATTGGCAATAGGATATTTTCATATGCCAGTGATACAAAGTAATGCTCCTATTTTAAGTTGCTCAACACACAATAATACTTTAGGTCCATTACATAGAAGATCGACTTTTAGATATATAGTATCTGGTAACGCTATGGTTTATGGTACATTGAATGGTTTTAGAAGGAAGAATAAATCTAATGTAGTTCCGACTCTTCTTAGAGCAGCTGCTTTGAATCATGGTTATACCGTTAAATATGGTAGACCAGATATGGGTACATGGGAACCTTGGCGTAAAAGTGTCTTGGATATGGTAGATACTCCATCATTATTTAGGCAAGATATCATTGATGAATGTGTGCGATCTTTTTCAGATGAAATTATAGGCATGTTGCCCCAAAGTGTTAAGGATGGTTTATTTGTATATGATACATTTACGGCCATTAATGGTGCAGCTGGTGTGACATACGTTGATAAAATCAATAGAAATACATCTATGGGTTTTCCGTGGAACACTACTAAAAGAGAATTTTTGATTCCTATGGAACCTCAACACGGTTTACAAGAGCCTGTCGAATTTACTTCAGAAATCAATGATCGCATTCAAAGAATAGAAGAACTTTACCATCAGGGTATTAGATCTTGTCCAATTTTTATGGGTAACTTGAAAGATGAAGCTATTTCATTTAAAAAGATTAAAGAATTTAAAATACGATTGTTTGGTGGAGCTCCAGTGGACTGGAGCGTTGTAATAAGAAAATATTTCTTAAGCTTAATAAAGTGTTTGCAAGAGAATAAATTTATTTTTGAATCAGCACCAGGCACTATCGCTCAATCGAATGAATGGGGAGAAATTTATAGATTCTTGACATATTTTGGAAAAAATAAGATAATAGCCGGAGACTTTGCTAAATATGATAAGAGTATGGCTGCTATAATAATTCTGGCAGCCTTTGAAGTATTGACAAAAGTTGCAGAGAGCGGTAAATACACGAGTGAAGAATTGCATGCCATGTATGGTATGAGTTGTGATGTGGCTTTTCCATTTTTTAATATTGATGGCGATATAGTATCATTTTTTGGTAGTAATCCTTCAGGTCATCCTTTAACAGTTATTATAAATAGCATAGCTAATTGTATATATATGAGATATTGTTATTATGTATTGAATCCTGAGCATGAGTGTCGTAGTTTTAAGCATAATGTGCACTTAATGACTTATGGTGATGACAACGTAATGGGAGTTTCTGATGATTGCCCTTGGTTTAACCACACTTCTATTCAAAAAGTATTGCGAGAGCATGGTGTAACATATACAATGGCTGATAAAACATCAGAATCTGTACCATATATAGATATAAGTGAAGTTACTTTCTTAAAGAGAGGATGGAAGTATGATATCAATGTTGGGGATTATCTCTGCCCTCTTGAATGGGACAGTGTGGAGAAGAGCATTACTGTCTGTGTTCAATCGAAGAGTGTATCATTTGAATACCAATGCATATCTATTGTTAAGAGTGCTGTTTGGGAATCTTTTTTCCATGGTGAGCATTTCTTCCATTATCAGACTAATATACTCAAAAAGATAGTACATGAAAGTGATTTGGATGAATTTATTGAAGATAGCACGTTCCCATCATATGAATATTTGAGAGAAAAATTTTTATCATAT